AGTTACCAATTATTAAGGTACTCAAATGAAATATTTACCTACTTAGGGATTATTTGGTTGATTTTGAGAAAGTAAAAAAGAACATTTATTTTATTAAAAAATAACTTAATCTTCTAATAAAACATATTAAGGAGTATGTGCAATGGTTATGCCACAAAACGACAAGAATATTATATTGATTATTAATAAAATTGTAGAAACAGAGCAAATATTAATCCAACTACAAAAATTAATGACATGGCCAGATAATAATGAACTAAAAAAAATGAAATTATGTAGGTTAGCGTTGAGAAACTTGAGTGAACTAAAATCATGGTTTGATGATCTAATTTTACGAGAGGCAATTGCTAACGAGGATACATTAAAAACAAAAAGACAATACGAAGAAATTTTTAATGATATAACAGCACTTTTTTTAAAAGTGAAAAGATTTCAACAAAAACCTGATGGTAAGTAAGGCATGACGTACATTCACGTACTACTCACCAATAAGGAAGGTATCTATCATTGGGATGATATAGTTTCGTTTGGTTTGATGCGAAGAATAGGCAATGGTTTTGTTGGTAAGGCATATTGCATACCTATTTATAGTATCGAATCTAATTCGGCCTTACCCTCTGATGAGATTGAGGAGTATTTTATAACTTTTCGAAATTATGTAATTACTTATCCTGAATTTTCCTTTAAGGTTATTGAACGCCAGCCAACCAATTTAAATCTAGATTTAATGGTCTATTTTAGGAAGTATTGTATGTTAAAAAATATTATTTTTCCCGACTTGATCGCGAAAAATTTACCTAAAATAGATGATGAGCCAATCTCAGATAAATTTAAAAACATAAGAATGAGAAAGCTTACAACTATTTTAAAAAAACCTCCTGTCTTACGATCGATAAGATACGCTTTAAATAATCCAGAAATTGTTGGTATCGAACCTAATGATAAGTATTGTGATTTTTTGTTAAATTTTATTGAGTATTTACAAAGTGGTCAAAAATAATAATGGATGGGCAATCAACCCCATGTTCTTGGCAGTATTTTGCTAGGCGAGATTCAATGACTCGCATTAGTTGTTGTTCAATCCATTGTTTATGTAAAACTATCCATTCTTCATAAGGAATTGTTGCCTGAGCTTGTTGTTGCTGGACGTAGTAGGGACTTGGGTTGCTTGGAGCGTTTTTGTCGAATGTTTGCTTGTTTAGGTTTTGCTCCCTTTGGTAGTAAGGGATGATCCTTTAAAAATTCATCGTTCTCGAAGTCGATGTAATATTTTGTTATGGTTTCTGGTCTCTCCCATCTTCCGGTTCGTTGTATTTGCAAAAAATCTCTGGTATTTATGTAAGCGGTTTTAGCCGCGGAGCCTCTAATGCAATGAATACTGTACTTTTTTTCGTCCAAACCAACACTTTTTAAGCCTTCTTTAAATACGTTATTGATGGTTACACCGGATAGCGGATTATTTTTTAAATTGATATACCCACTTCTAGCCATGCGACGAAAAAGATAACCGCTTGTTATTCCAAATGATTTTAGATGTGCTAACCATTTATCAAGAAGTTTGGCTGGGCAATATTCGTTATTGCTGAACGGTAGGTACAGACAATAATTTTTTTCCCCCGTTTGGTCTGTTTTGCAGCGTTCCAAAAATATCACAATGCCATTTTCGTAGCTTTTTATATTTTCTATTTTGAGATTAGCAATCTCTCCACGGCGTGCGGCGCCATACCATGCAATTAATAGTATTAAAGCGTTTCTTTCAGCAAGGACTGTTTTTTGATCCTTAAAAAATTTGATAATTTTGAATATTTCATTTTCTGTTAGGAGGTTTTTTCTTTTTTGTCGTTTTCCTTGCCATTTACCATATTGTTTTTTCGCCGTATCCACTTCTGGTGCTATGGTGGCATCTTCTTGGCCAGTGATTTTGCAGTACGTTCGTAAACCAGACAGATGCACCATTAAGGTTGAATAGGCAGGTGGTTTGCCATTTTTATTGTTAACATTCACGATGAAGTCAACTATATTCTTGGGGGTAATTTGAGTGGGATTTTCGAAATCAAGCTCAACGCCCATCACTCGCTTGTATGTATTGAAAGCAGTCTGATAGACATTCAGAGTATTTTTGGGAATACTCTTAATAAGCATCTCGTATTCACGAGGAGGTGCGTTGACAGGTACGGATTTTTTTATGTGATTTGCGAGTGTGGTTGCCATTGTTTATTATCCTATGATTTTTTTAATTCGTTGTTTTCTTTTATTTTTATTTACGAAATAAGCATTAAAAAAAAATAATATAAAATTAAGAAAAAATATTATTAAAATAACTAATCCAACTACTTTGCGTGTCGTTTCTAGTTTTTCTTTAATCACGATGACTTCATCTTCCAGCCTTTCAATTCTGTTTCCCGGTTCACTGGTTTCTTTTTCATGTATGTAGTAATCCCAGTGCCTCCCATTTTCTTGATACAACTTTCTAAAATAGCCCGATAAATAGTTCATTTTTTTTACTTTCATTGCTATGGCGTTCATAAACCACCACCATTTATTCTTGAAGTGATAATCGAGGGCCGCATAATAACATAAACTTTCTATAAGATGGGTTGTAATAAATTTTATTTTTGTATCTAGGTATAAAAATAAATAATATAAATTAAATATCAGTGATTTAGTTTTTATTTTTAAGTGTATTGTTTATTTAATTGAAAGTAAGATAAAGAATTTGAATTTAGAGGGGGGGCATGGATGATTTTAATCAACGGTTGGATTTATTTTTACTTAAATTAATTTAATGTGTATGCTATATAATTAAAAAATTATATGATGTTTAGATTATTTTTTTCTAATTTTTATAAATGAATTTATAGGTAAAATTTATGACACTAACACAATACTATAAATGGCTTAATAATCCGCAAAATAACCGAGTCTTGTTAGTAATATTAACTGCCTACGATCCACTTAACCAAATCGTAAAAAACTTTTACATTTCTTCTGGACAATTTTATACACGCCCGACAGATTCTTTGCCAGATATTCAATTCTTTCCTATCTTAGAAAATGGCACTGAATTATCACGTTCAGTGCCATTTTTAGAAACCAAAGGTGTCGATGACATTGGCAAAATTGTTATCAACAATGCATCTGGCGACATAGACTATTGGCAAATTTTTCAATGGAAACGTTATCCGGTTAAAATACTTTATGGAGATCCGCAATGGGCCTATGATGATTTTTTAATCAAACCCCTTATGGTGGGAATTATTATTGCTATTGAACATAGTAGTGACAAAACTGAACTAACTATTCAAGATAAATTAGGACAACTGGATGGACCCATACAAAACGAGATTTTTTCTGAAGGACCTGCGTATGGTGAAGTAAAACCAATTTGTTACGGAGAAGTACGCAATATCAAACCAATACTGATTAACGAAAATACCCATCAGTATATGTGGCATAATGGAATAGTTAATGGCATTAAAAAACTTTACGATAAAGGTATTGAAACAACAGCGTATACTGAAGATACACAAACTGGTACTTTTACCATGACCAGTCGTCCTCTTGGCACCATTACTTTGGATGGTATTGGTTCACAAGTAAATGGAAATCCGCTGTTAACCTGTACCGATATTGCTAAAAATGTGGTTGTCGCTAGAGGGTTTAATGAATTAAATGACTTGGATTTAGATAGTTTTAACGCCTTAAACACTCAAAAACCTTATAAGTTAGGAACTTATTTACCTCAACGAGAAAATCTGTTGGATATTTTAGATAGATTAGTTGAGTCGGTTAGTGCATTTTATTTGATAAATTTTGACGGTAAGTTACAGGTCAACCACATCAAAATACCAGAGCAAGAAGAAAGTGTTTTCACTATTGAAAGTTATGATATCGACGAATTACGAGTCGAACCCCTTAATGATATACAATGGAGAGTCAGATTAAATTATCAAAAAAATGGTTGTGTACAAGAAGACAGTGATTTAGCGGGCGCAATCACTGACCCTAGTTATCCAAATCCTGCAAGAGTTGATTGGTTAAGAAAAGAATACCGGGTCAGTTATGCCCAAGATAGCTCAGTAGTCCCTAATGGTGATTATAGTTTAGTTACGGATCCCGAACCTCAACCAACGTTAATAGACCAATTGGTTGACGCACAAGCCGAAGCCAATTTTCGATTAGAGTTACTAAAAAAACAAAGATTTAAAGTAACTTTAACTGCTACTGGATTCTTGTATCAATTATTGCCTGGTGATATAATCACTGTATATTATGATCGTTACGGGTTAGATGGGGGGCAAAAACTGCAAATCTTAAAAATTAATATTTATCCACTCTTATTTCGTTCTGAAATCGAAGGTTTTTTTTAATGGATAAATCATCTAATATTAGATTAGCTTGGGTATTTAATACCGATGATGCTGAAATAACTTTTTTTACTAGCGAAAGTGGCAATATGAAGGCTTATTGGGTTTGCACCCCACAGCCAGTCAAGAAGTGGCGTAGTGCCACTTATCCAATTGGAGAAGTACCGGATCAAATTTTTGAGTTTGCTTATACTCGAAAAAATTTTTCAAGTTTTATTTGTATCTACAATTATAATCTCACCAAAAGAGCTACAATTACTAAACAACTTGCTAACGATCCAAATTTTAATGAAATTTTATTTGAACAAACTTGGAAAGCGCATGCACCGGTTTATGGATTGGGTGAAGGACTTTTAGGTTTACAGGGTCTTGGCGGCTATTCTACCGAAAACATTGTGATGCCGTTTTCAATTTATTGGCATGATAATGTGTTGGCTTTATACGAAAGGATAATTTTATCAGACGCTAATAATGAAAATGGTTTTATCGAAGCCGGTAGAATTGCAAGTGGGTCTTATTGGTCTCCATTAATAAATATTGATCCTGAAAGCTACTCATTAAAATGGGAAACTACCTCAGAACAAACCCGTATTAAACATAGTGCTGTTTTGAGAACTCAAAAAAATAAGCAATATCGGGAGATTACGGTTAATTTCAAATGGTTAACCAGTATTGAAGAAAACAAATTGCATGAAATGATTCGTCAGGTGGATAACGGAGGTAATGTTTTAGTCACTGTATTTCCTTTAGATAAAACAACTAATGCTATCTACCATAGTGGTTTATTTTTTTTAAGATCTTGGTCATCGTTTGATAGAAACACACCTTTTCGTAAATTTAATTTAACATTTACTGAGGCAATATGAGTAGAACGTTACTACGTGTAAATATCGGCATAGAAGGTCAAGAAGATTGGTACGAGTTATGGGCTGGATATGGTAATGGCATTAACCATCTTATTGATGAAACAGTAGAAGCCAGACAAAATTCACCTACATTATTGGAAAACCTACAAAATACCTATGCTACCAAACAAGAATTAACCTCAATGGCTACTTTATGTGGTGGCCCCAGTTGTGGTGATTGGTTATCAGTAGGAACTGAGGGCCAGTTTGTCTCTATCACTGCTGATGGTAATGTAATCGGAAAAACCTTTGATGTTAATAAGGGTGGATTATTTTGGGTTGGAGGAATTTAAATGGCTGAAGAATTATTAAATATAACATCAGAGACACTAACTACCACACTAAAAACACTATATACAGCGCCATCTACTGGTACAACGTTTCTTTCCACTATTAAAATTCATAACACAGGAAACACAGATATCTCATTTACTTTAACTTTTAATGGAAAAGATTTTCCAAGAGCAAAACCATTACCAGCTAAGGATATATGGTATGTGCCAGGAAAAGTTGTTTTGTTACCAAACAGTATTATCTCTGGTTCAACGACAATAGGTGAGGCAACTATTTTTATTGATGGAGTACTTATTACAAATGAGTGATGATAGAATTCTTGTTTTACCTGGCAACGTCGAAAGTGGCGTGAGCAAATTATCCAATGCCGCAAAAGTCAATGATTATCAAAATCCACTGTGGGAACCCTATCTAGGTAACGGAGAACTTGGTAGTTTTAGCTCATCAGGAAACTATACGAATCCCAATGGAGCTGATGCATTTTTAATTTCTAATAATATTAATTTTACCATTAATACTGGACACACCTTTACGTTTGCTAATCGTTGCGCATGGGTGCTTTATTGTCAGGGTACGTGTACTATTAATGGCACTCTTGATATTTCAGGTAAAGGGATTAACGGTTATACCGGAACAATTGAAATACCAATAAAAAAATTAAAAAATTTTCCAGATGTTTTTAAATATCTATTAATACCTGCTAAGGGTGCTGAGTCTCCACATATAGTTTATTACCCGGCATCGGACCGTAAATCAGGCAATAATGGAAATGCGGGTATAAGAGTTGGGGAAACTGGTTCTGGTGGTGATGGTGGAGTAGATCATAATAGTTCTAATGCTATATGTATTTCGAGAAAAGGTCAATCAGGTTCAGCTACGTCAGGAGGAACCGGTGGAGGAGGGGCGGGTAACGCATCTATATCCTATAATGATGGACATGACTTAAGTTCAGGAACACCTAATGGAGGAAAGGGTGGAAACGGTTATGGATACAGGTCAGGTGGTGGAGCAGGAAATCCAGGAGGTGGAACAAGTTTAGAAAATTCCGCTTGGGATTCACCTGGAGAAACTGGTACTGGAGCCATGTTAGTAATCATTGCCAAAGATTTTACAGGCAACGGAAATATTTTAAATACTGGCAAAGCAGGTGGTAGTGGTCAGCTTGGTGGTGGTGGTGGTAGTGGTGGTGGTTCGGTAACCATAAGGACCCTAAATAGTTTTAACTTTAATGGTAACATTAATACATCAGGTGGACCAGGGGGTTCATCTTACTATAGTGCCCACGGTGGGAGCGGTGGTGCGGGTTATATTTCAATATCTCAACTTATATAATGTTAAAAAGATAAATTATGAAGAAAAATATTATTGTTTTACATAACAGGTATTCACGACTTTCACGCGAGCTGGTTAGTTCCCTTGATTTAACTCAATATCTGGTAGTAGACGCTTACAATGATAACAATCCACCATTGCCTGGTATGATGTCAGGCAAAGAATATGTTATTGAACATAAAGGAACGATCAGGGTATCAAATAACCACACCGCAAATCTAGTCATTAAAATTCCTGCTTATTATGATGCAGTTTTTAATGTCAACATCCCTGAAGAGGAAAAAATAATACCTGTGGAAAATAAAGATGATTTTGACGAGCAAATTATCCTTGCTCAAGGACTCATCGAAAAGGCGAAAAATTCACCACCAAAATTACTTGAAATAACTTATGATAAAAAACCTTGAACAAGAAATTATCGAAACAAGAGAACTATTACCCGCCGCTAAGAAAGCTATTTTTAATTTATCGGTTAATCAAACAGCCGTCCTCATTTTTTATGAAACCTTATTAAATAATCCAAATTACTTTTTGTTAAATGCTGACGCAGTAAATTTTATGAAAGTTAATATTGAGATGTTAATACAATGTCAAGCTTCACAAGAATTAGAATTGAATGGAATAAAAATACCCAAACTTATAAAAATTCCTCGCATGGAGTAACACGCCTTGGTATTAATTACCGTTAACTAAAAATAAAACAATGAATCAACGTCAAATTGTCCAAAGCCAACATCCACCTCATTTGAGGTAAATGGTAATTCAATATTGCTAGATTCTAATCTATTACCAAATAATACTTGGTTTGAATAAGTATAATTATTTAACGCCACAAACCATAACAAATACAAAGCGGACAAGCCATCATAATCATGCTCTTTTTGTAATACCGGCCAAGTATCTAATTCATTCAATAATTTAACTAATCTAAGATGAAAATAAATCTGGGTATTAACACCTGAGATATAGGGTTCGAGCGCATTAATTCTCACCATTTTAGGAATTGATGGAGAGAATCCAATAAGAGGTAAGTGATACCCCATTTGAAATGCTTGGTTTTGAAACTGTTCTCGCATGTAGTCATACGCATTAGTGCTTTCAAAAATAATAACCTCACATTGATATTTATTTTGTAATAAAATCAAGTCATTTAGTAATTTTGATGCAGTACGTACCTCGATGTTAGCCTCAACTAAATAAAGTTTTTGCGTGGTTGGGTTATAGGCCCCAATGATAATCGCCGAAGGGTGACTTTTTTCGGTTTTTCCTAAACTCGGATCACAAGCACCATAGTATACCAAGCCAGCCTCAAGCTTATCCCAATGTTGAATGTTGGTAAATTTTTTATCGGCCTCGTTGACGGGGGTACCTTGCTTTTCTGAATAAAAAGAATATTTATCTTTAAAATATAAAAACATGAGTTTATACAAGGGGATATAATCTGGCCAAGAAGTAACTGCTCCTTCATCCATTGCCTTTTTATTTTCCAAATAAAATTGATAAGAAGGTAATTCCCAGTATTCAAAAAATTTTTCTGAAAACTCTTGCTTGTATGCCGCATCGTGATTTAGCATGATTTCTTTTAGCTTGTGCCATAATTCCATATTAACCGGCCAAGCAATCATAGCTTGTCGATGGTGAACGGTATGCCCCAGTGTTTTTTTCGCAGTGCTTACTGGATCAGTATTACTTAACACTGTCGCAGCGCAAATAATTTTCACCGAGCCATCCGGTGGACCTAAATACTCAACACTTTTAGAAAAGGTATCCCAACGATTGTAACAGATGGTAGCGCTTCTTGCCTCCTCGTCAGTAATAATATCATCAGGGATAATCAGCTCTGCTCTAAATTCATCGTAAGTCGTTCCGCGTAATCCTTGTTGAATGCCAAAGGTTTCAACTTTAACCCTATTAGCGGTAATGATCGTATTGTTATTCCAAATCTCCCCTTCTCCAAAAATCTCAGGAAAATCAGCCAATAGTTTTTTATTGCTAGTTAATTGTCTCTTGATAACATCTAACGTTTTACCCGGTAACGATTCATTTGCGCCAAGTAGCAATATATAATTTATTGGATTAAAAGATAATTTCTCCAGACCTATTTCATTCCTAATTTCCTTCCTTTTTAATAAGTTCAAAACAATTACCCAAAGAGTGCCCAGTTTGCCAAGCAAAGTCGTTTTGCCTTCACCTCTTGGCAAGATAAACCATTCTCGACATTCCCCATCACGCATAATAAGTTTAGGAAAACGTCTAATTAAGAATTCTTGATTTACTCCAAATTTTTTAGGCACATAATTAGGAAAATAGTACTTACAAAAAAATCCGAAATTACCTTTTAAAGTAATGCGCCGACGTTTTCGTCGTCTCTTTTCCTCTTCTTCCCAACCAACCGCCATGTATTCCTTGTACTTATCCCAATTATACTCACTTTCTTGGTGCAACTTTTTCCAATTTGAAATAGTCACAGGTGTGACTTGCAATTCCCTGGCTATATCTTGCATTACCCAACCTTTAGCATACAACTCTCTTGCTTTACTCTTTCCTTCAATATTTTTATTAGCCATATAGTTATAATCATCATTCTATTTATTAATTTATTTTATTCATATATTTAAAATATATAAATAAAAATGATAAATATTATCATTTACAAACTTCTGCTTTGCGTTATTATTATTAATTGAATGATAGAATTATCAATCATCAAAGATTTAATATTAGCATTCATCGAATGATGGTGATTTTTTTTAGATTGTTTTTTGGGTTCCAGGACAACTTTAGAAGCATCATATATTTTAAAAAGAAATTTTATAGGTATTGAAAAGGTTAAAGAATATTATAATATTTGTATAGAAAGATTAAAAAATGTTAGAATTTAATAAGATTTATAACGAGGATTGTGTGCATACAATGTCTAAAATGAATGTCAATTTTATTGACATGGTTTTAACATCTCCTCCCTATGATAACATTCGAAGTTATGGAAATGATATTCATAAAAAATGGAATGAATTTGTTTGGAAGCCTATAATTTCGGAATTGTTTAGAGTTGTGAAAATTGGTGGTGTTGTTGTTTGGATAGTAGGAGATGCTACAATAGATGGTAGCGAGACAGGAACATCATTTAAGCAAGCTCTATGGGCTATGGAATGTGGATTCAAATTGCATGATACGATGATGTATTGTAAAAATAATCCACTTCCTTCTAGTGGTAAAAGGTATCAAAATTTCCCGACAAATTGGCTGAAGACCATATTAAATCATGGAGTAATGAAGGCGATTTAATCTACGATCCTTTTATGGGTAGTGGGACGACCGCAAAATGTTCAAAAATTTTAAATAGAAATTTTATGGGAAGTGAACTAAATTTAGAATATATAGATATAATAAATAAAAGACTTGAAATTATATGATAGAAGAACAAACATTATTAATGAAAATGGATGGTTTTAACGGTCGACCGTTTTGGTAAAAAAAATGATAAACATTATCATTTACAAACTTCTGCTTTGCGAGTATTATTATTAATATAATGGAAAGCCAATTTATATTAGGGAATTGTTTTGACATTTTACCTAAACTAAACAAAAAAAGTTTTGATGCTATTATCATAGATCCACCTTACGGTATAGGTGTTGCAGATTGGGATAAACCTATTGATATTTTTACTTTTACTGAGCAAGTCGCCCGTCTTGGTAAAGATTTTTATGCCTTTTTTGGGCAAATGCCGACAATGATTGACTGGATTAATGCTGCCAGTCGAAGCAAATTAAAATATCGAGAGCATATTACTTGGGTAAAAAGAAAAACAACACCAACGGGGAAATTATCCTTAAATAAAGGTTTTGAAAATATTTTTATTTATCGGCATAAAAACAAAACTTTTAAAAAAGTGAAGGGTAATTATTCCGACGTAACGATACCTAAAATTTTATATGACGTTAATGTTTTGGTAAGTATGCAAAAATGGTCTAATGAATTTATTAACCAAATAAAAACAAAAAATCAAGAAGATATTATTTCCTTTCAAAAAGGGCAACCCATTTTTAGCCCTACTCGTCTTAGAAGGGTAAAAAATGGTCGCAAAAGGAATACTACATCAAATTACACCAACGTTTGGTCTTTTTTACCTCCTACTGCGAGTGCTGGCAGGACTTCAAAGTCAATTTATTATCATCCTTGTGAAAAGCCAGTTGAACTATTGAAAAGACTCGTAGAATTACTTACCCCTGAAAAGGGTATTGTATTAGATCCGTTTGCAGGAAGTGGTTCAACGGCATTGGCCTGTTTAGAAACAGGTCGGCAATATTTTTGTATTGAAAACAACGAAATTTATTATAAAACAGCAATAGCTAGGATGGCAAAATGGACGAGTGGATAAAAATTTTCCGAGTGGGCCGTTGGAAAAATAGAGATTGGACAATCGACGATATCGATAAAATAGTCAAAAATTTTTCTAAAAAAGAAGTTAACGTGCCGGTTGTCATAAATCATGGTGATGAACACGGTAATAGTAGTAAGGCGGCGGCTTACGGTTGGGTTGAAAAAGTAAAACGTGATGGTGATTTTCTAGTTGCTAAATTCAGAGATCTAGTACCTGAATTTGTCGAGGCCATCAAGAAGAAAATGTTGCCAGAACGTTCTATTAGGTTGGTACGTCAACCGGATGGTAGTTGGGATATGCGTCATGTTGCTTGGTTAGGTGCGGCTCCACCGGCTGTAACTGGATTAGGAAATATTTTTGATAATTCTTATGAGAATAGCGAGCACTTTGATATTGTTTTTTTTGATTTTGTAGAAAGCAAATTAGCAGCCTCCTTACTAAAAAATTATTCATCATCTCGTGATGATAAAGTTTTTAATCAACCTTCAAACGTTAGTGATGAGGTCACTCGTTTAAAACAAGAGATTGCATCTCTCAAACAAAGTGCTCAAAAAACTTTAAATGATTTTCATCGTCAAAAATTTAAGGCAGAAGTGGAATCGCTCAATATTTCGCCGAGTATTGAGCAAGCTGGGATAGTTGATTTTCTGATGTTGTTGCAAGATTTTCCCTTAGATTTTGCTGTTGGAACATCAGAGCAACACCCGGTTGAATGGTTCCAAGAATTTTTAAAAAAGATTAATTTAAATTTTAGTCAAGCAACTCACCCATATTTGTATGAGGTGACCGAACCTCCTGAAAGAAACAATGTTGAACAACACCAAAGCGCTTTTTCAGTTAGTTTTGAAAAAGAAATGCTGGAACGTGGGCGTAAGTATAAAAAATGACAAAAATAGCTGAATCAACAGTTAAATTAGATGAAGTTCTGAAAATGGAATGGGATAAGGGTTACAACAGGGACGAAATTACCATTGCCGCTGGACAAGATACCGTTCTAATAGCGACTACCCTACTAGGAAAAATTACAAGTTCTGGTGAATTTACTCCTTTAAATCCTACCGCAACTGATGGCAGTGAAGTTGTTGCTGGTATTTTAACAACACCATTAGTAGATGCAACTACTACTACTGCAAAAGCAATGGCTTTAGTAAGGGGGCCAGCAACCGTTCGATTTAAAAAAATAACACTGAAAAACGCTTTAGATGAGACTCAAATTCTCAAAGCTAAAAATGATTTACAAATTTTTAACCCAATGATTAAAGTAATTTAATATAAAATGCCATATTTTACTCAAAATTCTTTTGACCCTTTTAAATTCTATGAGGTGACTGAAGAATTAAATCGTACAGAAGCCATTAATTACTTACCAAGGAATCTATTTAAAACAGTAGGAATCATTGGTACACAGCTTCCTTTATACGAAAGGGAAGGAAAAAATGGAGCTATTCCTTTCTCTGTTAGGGGAGGCAATCCATTTTACATCGATAAGGGAAAAGCAATACTAAGAGTTGTTACCGCTCATCATCTTTTGGCCGGCGATACTATCGATTCCACAAGAATTCAAGAATATCGTGATTGGAAAACTAACAAAAAAATTAATACATTAGATGAAGAAAAAAGTGTTAGTTATGCCAATCTGATGGAAAGTTTAGAGATCAGTGAAATTCATCTTCAATTATCAGCGATAAAAGGATTTGTGGCTAATGTGGATGAGGCTGAAAATAAAATTTTAGATTTATATGAATTATATGGATTTGAAAAACCTGAAATTGAGCTGCCGTTTTCGTCGCTAGATAGTATAACTGGTGATGGTAGTGTGGCTATAAAAGAAGTTCAAGTTGGTGAATGGTTGGACAATTTGGTTTTGGAACACATGAGAAAAAAATTAAGAAGATACATCATGACAGGTGTAGAAGCTTGGTGTTCTGAATCTTTTTTTTCAAACCTCATCAGAAGGGTTCCTGAAGCCTATAAAAGGGAAAGAGGTGAAACTTCAGGTTGGATCAGTTTTAAATTTAACAATATTAACTTTGTAAAGTTAACTGGTACATACCCAAGTGCCGCTACTGATAAGGTCTATAATTTTGTAGAAGATGGGAAAGCTCATTTTTTCCCATTAGGCTCTTCAGATATGTTTGTGCGTTACAATGCGTCCCCATATCTCAAAGGATTAGTGGACGGGAATAAAAAAGGAAAAAGAGTTTACGGTTTAGAATCTATGGATAAATACGAAACACGATTAGAAATTTTAATGGAGATGGATCCACTCTTCATGTGTCATAACCCTGAAATGTGTATTGAAGCCACCTTTACTTGATCAATGTACTTAACATTTCAAGAGTTAATAGATATTATTGGATTAACTGAGTTATCCCAGTTTGCCACATCTGCGGAACAAAAAGCGATTAATGCACACTTATTAAATCTAACTATTTTAGAAGGTGATCGAACAGGATATAGTGATGAGGAAATAAAAACAGCAGATGCTACATGGAGAACTATAAAAATAGCTGTCGAAGACGCAACAAGGATAATTAATAGTTACCTTAAAAAAGCACAGTTATCTCAGGAAACGATAGACGCCAATCCGATTAGAAGGCATTGTGCTAGTATTGTTCGCTATTATTTAGCTAAGGATAATCCCACAGAAAAAATAATAGCTGACTTTACCGAAGCAAAGTCTTGGTTGCATGATGTTTATGAAGATGCTGAATTAATTAAGCCTAGTTTATTTGAAGATAATTTTTTTCCTAATATTTTCACTGGAAGCTTAGAAAGTCAAATTGATTGGAATAGTTGGCCAAAGTTATGAGCGCAATTAATTATATTTTAAATCATTTTAAATCATGGTTAGTGTTTTTGTTAAAAGCTGTGATCGTTCAAGGTATGCGGGATTACATTAATAACATGAATGAAACTAACTATGATCCGTTAGATATAAAACCAATTTTTAAAGAATTGATTTGTGATGTGGAAAAGGAAAGGATGCAAGAAACTGAAAAAATAACAAAAGTAACCAATGGCGGGGGTTAGATTATATTTCACAGGTTTTGGTATTTCCAAAGAAACCTTAGCACATTTACGCAAAACTGGAATCAGTTTAGCTAAACCGTTAAATCAAGTTGGCGGATATTTATTATCTGAAACTCAACTCAGGTTTGCGCAAAACCTAATTCGTCCAAAATCAAAAAAGACGGTTGGTAACACTTTAGTAGATCGTGGCCATTTATGGCATTCCATTACTTATCAAGTTTTTCAAAATACTTTATCTTTGGGGACTAACTTAAAGTATGCCGCTATCCATCAATTTGGAGGACGCACAGGTAAAAACCATAGTGTACTTTTACCAGCTCGCCCATTTTTGGGTGTCACCGATGAAGATGAAGTTAAAGTGAAACGAATAATGGTTGAGTATATTGAAAAATCATTATGAGTATTTCAACAAGACATGAAATTGTTACTCAATTAAAGTTAATTGAAGATTTCCAGACGGTCGGTGGAGCAGTTGACCATGAAGCGGTTAAAAAATCAGCAGTTAGAACTCCTTCTGCTTATGTGCTTTTAATGAGGGATGAGGCTAATCCTAATAAAGGAATGAATAAAGTATTGCAAAATGTGACTGAACATTATGCAATCTATATTATTGTTGACAATAAACGACAAATCAGCGGTGATGATTCAATGGAATTAGTTATTACTTTAAAAGAAAAAGTTAAGAAAAAATTATTAGGATGGCGGCCTACATTAGCCTATTCTGGCATGGAATACCAAGGTGGTGAATTAATTGAAGTTAATGAACGTTTGTTGTGGACAAGCGTTTTCTCGTGTTACAAAAATATGACTAGTTAATTATGAATGAAAATTTTGTAAATCACCATAGAACTCAAGTGGTGATGGCTAAAGAAACAAATTATGGGGAGATTCCATCTAGTGTATATCAGGTGATTATTGCTGAAGAAGTAAGTATGAAACCATCTGCTGACTCAATTGAGTATAACCCAATGTTGCCAACAGCCACTCAAATATTAAGTGGAAAAAAAGTTAATGGCAAATATGATATTACCATTAAACCACATTATATTCCTAAAGGCGTTGATGAATTAGGGAATTTTATAGAGCCTGATGTTTTTGTTTTGCTTCAAGCTTGTGGAATGGTTAAATATGACCGCTTAACCATTACATTGGAAAATGTGACTGGCACATTTTTACCAGGTGAATTGTTGCAAACCGTTTCTGAATTAGAAATTGGTAAGGTTTATGGTATTGATGTTATTGATAACAAATTACGGTTAAGTTGTCGTAAGCATAATACTGCAACCTATTCTGATGGTAATGCGATTACTGGGGTAAAAAGTGGTGCAGTGGGTTATATTGCCAGCGCAACCGGTGGAGATACTTTATCCGCAATTATTACCTTTGAGCCTACTAACACTGGTGATGATACTATTTCAGGTATTTCATTTGGTGTTGATGCCATTCCAGGTAATTATGAACTCACAGTTACCGATAATACACCGGATGCTGAAACTTGGCAAGTTATAGCACCCGATAGCACCCAACTTGCGGATGCAACATCGGGGGTTTCTTACAATACTTCCCATATTAGTTTTCAAATTAATCTGGATGGTTCAACAGATTGGAGTATAGGCGATAAAATAACCGTTAAAGCGACCTATGGTCCCGATGTGAACGACTTTGGAAAGGTTTTTTTTCCTTCATCCGCATGGGATACACATGATTCATTAACTATTTTAAGTAATGAGGATGGAGAGGCTAAAAGAGCAGCTGGTTGTAGAGGAACCGTTACCGTTTCAACCGAGAAAACTAGCAATGTAGTTTTCAATTTTGAATTCAAAGGAATGATGCTTGAATTACCGTTTTCTCAACCCCTTATTTTTGCTGATTTTGATGCTACTCAGCAACCATTAGATTGTGAGAGTGCTCAATTCAAGTTGGGTACATTAGGTGATTTGCTTCCAAACTTGTTAGATACAACAATTTTTAAAGCCGAATTTAAACTAGGACACTCGGTTGAACCGATTCCAGCTATGAACGGTGGTATTACAGCCTTTCTGATAAAAACAGATAAGAGAGACACCACAGTTAGTTTAAGTTTGGTCAAAAAACGCATTGAAGAATGGGATGTATGGCCTTACTGGAAAAACGGTACTTTCCTCCCCTTTACCCTACAAATAGGTAATGAAATAGGAAAAATGATTAGGTTTGATGTCCCTTATGGACAAATTTCTGATGATCCTGATGATTCGGGTGATGAAGCAGGGGTTAAAACAGTCAGTATGACTTTAGCAGCTAAAGGTACTTCAACAACTACGTTTGACTCTGAAATGGTCATTTCTTTTTTTTAAAGTTAATTTGGAAGCATAAAAATGTTAGCAACAGTTGATAGAAACGAAGGTTATTTACCAGAATTAGTAGAATCTGAATTTAATGGTGGTTTGAACAAACCAAATCGTATAGTTAATTTTATGGTAAATGTCCGACAACCTGATAGAGAAAGATGGACAAATATGTTAGATGCAGTATCAGATGATGGTTCGACTTTGGCTAGAAGAAACGAAGATTTAGATTTCTTTATCAAAGAACATGTTCAAGGATTTGCACCTGGCGATGGAATAAAGGATATATTAACCACTGAAACAGGTGAAAAGCAAATAGTGGTATATGTTCACCCTGAAATGACAGATGAAAAAATAATTAAAGAATCTAAGTCCACGATTAAACAAGAAGACATTGATAATGGAACTGTAACTATTGTTAGAGATCCAGTTTTATCTATGGATTATCTTTTAAGTGTCAATGAACATGTTTCGGGTTTATTTACCATGCTTGGGCGCATCGTAGACCCCAGCCAAAAGAAAAATAAAAGAAGAAAATGAGAGGATAAAAACCTCAAAGAGATAGCTAGTTTTTGGGTCCAACAAAATTCATCAACACCTAAAAACACTCAAACTGTTCAAGAGTATAGGGAATCTTTAGAAAAAGCTAAAATTTATCCAGAAAATGTTATAGAACAATTAGTAAAAAGTTTTACTAATCAATCTAATCATGAAGATGGCGAAGTTTTTATTATTTTAGAACAGAATGAAGAAGCGTTTGAACTTTGGAGGTTAATTGGACATATTTTAAATCGTGAGCCATTAGGTGGCACTTTTATTTCTCTTGATTGGCCAACTGTTTTAGCAAAAATCAAATTATGGGAGGATGCATCCAATAAAAAAGTTTCATTAGATTTGTTTGAAAGAATAGAAGTAATCGAAAGTGAAGCAATTCGATTGTTAAATAAAAAATTTTCTTCACAAAAAAAATGATCAATTCGCATAATCATTATTCCTTCCAATTATTAGGTCTCAATCAAGGCAGTTATTTCCTAAACTGCCTATGAAACCTAACCTCGCTCGTTGCCGCAAGCGAGACTGAAATTATATAATAAAATCAGCTAGTTTGCAATGGCACTTCATACTGTAGTTAGATTTGAGTTGACCGCGGATAGTAAAAACTATATTCGTGGTATTGATCAAGCAGCCCAAAGAACTCAACTTTTCCAAAAAGCGTTAACTAAAGAAAACGAGAGATTAGCTCGTCCGTTTAAAGCGCTTACTGACCAAATCAAAAAAATTCCTCAAGCTTTAACAAATTCCTTTAATAAGGGACTGTTGGTCATGCGTAAGTTTGGGGAGAATGCCTTTCATTTAAAAAATTCCATTCAAGTTCTTGCAGCTCCTCTTAGTAAACTAAAGGGTATTGTGACAATTGGGGCCGAGTTTGAATCTCAAATGACCAGAGTGGGAGTCATTTCTAAATCCACGTCTGAACAACTAGCCAAATTAACATCTTTTGCTCGTTACTTAGGCAGTACGACGAAATACTCAGGGTTTGAGGTAGGAAAAGCGATGGAGTATTTAGCTCTCGCCGGTTTTTCTACTAATCAAATTTTAGAATCCACCAGTGGACTATTGTCTCTTAGTGCGGCGGCTGGTGAAGATTTAGGTAAAATGGCTGATGTTGTATCAGATCAGTTATCTGCATTTCGTTTACATGCTTCGGAAGCTTCAAGATTAGGAGATGCGTTTGGACATGCAATGAGCTCTGCCAACACATCTGTGAGCCAGTTGTCTGAGGGGTTGAAATACGTTTCTCCTGTGATGGCCACTATGGGACAAACCGTTACTACAACAGTCTCAGCACTGAGTCTCTTGAGCAATGTAGCTATCAAAAGTTCACAAGCAGGAACGAGCTTGAGGGGGGGAATGCTACGGCTCGTAGCCCCTACAACAAAGGCGAAATTAGCATTAGAAGAATACAATATAAAAATATTAGATGCAAAAGGTAATATAAGAAATATTACTGATATTTTCCAAGATTTTAATAAAAGTTTTACAAATGTCAGTGCTGGGAAAAAAATAAAAGACCTAAAAAATATCTTTGGAGTAGAGCCATTACCAGGGATGATTGAGTTGATCAATCAATCTAAAGTAATGGTCCAAGAAATTACAGTCCTTGATGAAAAAGTTACAATTTCCACAACCAACTTCAAAAAGTTTGCTTTAGAAAACAGACTTGCCCAAAGGGAAGGGCGTATGTTGGCTTTAGCGATGAGGGAAACTGGAACTGAATTAAAAAAGGTAGAGAGTTTTGTTAATCAGTATGACATTGCTTTAAACCATCAAATATCCACTGGGGACTCCTTAAGAAAAGCTTTTTTATCCCAAGGTAATGCTTCTCACGAATTAGTTGCTGCGTTTACCGTGTTGGGAAAACAAGGTATATCCACTTCTGATTCAGCCAAGTTATTAACTGGCATGATTGAGGAAATGATTATGCCTGGGAAAAAAGCTCAAGCTGTTTTTGATCAAATTAGCCAAAAAGTTGGTAAGCCCTTTAGTCAAATTCAAGACTTTTCTTTAATTATTACTACACTTGGGGATATAACAAAGGATATGTCTAAAGAACAAGCCTTTGCAACTTATCTTTCTTTAGTGGGTGATAGTGGTAAAAAAGGGGCTGAGGCTTTACAAAGTTTGGTGGCAGAAAGCTTTGATTTAGAAAAAGTCGGAGAAAAAATGAGCCAAGTTAGGGGAATTTCTAGCGAGATGGCAGAAAAAATGTCTGGTAACCTGTTAGGTTCTTTGAAGACATTACGTTCTACCACAGAAGAATTATATATCACTATTTTTACTGATATAGCCCCCACTTTAAAATTCATGGTTGAGAAACTAATTGATTTTGTTCGATGGTTTACTGCTATTTGGCCAACGCTTATTGCTCCAATTAAATCGTTAGCTTCAGTTATTCAAAACTTATCAGTACAAGTTAGTGGGGCTATTTCATCTTTTTTTGCTTTTTCTCAAGCTTTTGCAACGGACAATTTTAGCTCTGGTCAATCTTTTTTTACTACCTTTATTGCTGGTCTCACTTCGACAGCTCAATCAGTTTACAATGCAGTATTGAATGTGTTTAGCTGGATTGCTGGTTTACTTCCACACTCAAACGCTTTATACGGTCCCCTGAACAGTTTGTATGAAAGCGGTCAGTCTTTTATCACCACGTTTACTAGTGGTATTTTGGCATACAGTGGTTATTTATATCAAGAATTGGTTAATATCTTTGCCCAACTTGCCACTTTAATCACCCCAGACATGATTTTTGGCGGCCTTATTGTTGGTCTTGCTTCTCTTTCAATTGCACTCATCCCAATTGCTCAACAGGCTGCTCAATCGTTTATTTCTGTTTTTAATGGTATTGCTAAATCAGTTAAGTTTTTATTCAGTTCTTTTAAATTTCTGATTGACCTTTCTAATCTATTTGCAAATTTAGCTGTTGTTGCCAGTAATCTCTCTATCGTTTTGGTTGAACTGATTTTAAATTTAATGAGATTTGCTAAAAGTTTTTCTTTGCTAGGAATTGCTGCCGTATTTATTTATCAGTTTCACACTGAATTAGTTGATATGACCTCAAGTTTAATGGCGCTTGATTTTGATGCATTTGGAATTAGTTTTAATCAAATTTTAGATAAGTTACATGGTTATTGGATAAATACTTGGGTTAGTGCTAAAGAGATATTTAAAAACACTTTTCTTGGTTCAATAATGACTTATATTGAGTCATTTTTTCTCATGTTAAATGAACAATGGAATCTTTTACCAGTTAACTTACAAAATATTTTAAAATCAATAGGTATTGCTTTAGCTTCAATTTTTGCGGTTTTAAGTAGATTACCTACTCATCAGATTGTTGCTATTGTTTCTGATTTAGGAAAAGCATTTGCCTCTATGTCTCTTTTTGGTAAGGGAATTTTATTAATGATTGGATTAACTGGTAAATTTTTTATTTTATCAGCTCAGTACCCAACACAAATTCAAACTGGATTTAATTTTATTAAAGATAGTATTTTTTATTTAATAAATAGTATAAGAGGATTGTTAACCTCTTCGCAAGATTATGTAAATCGAGTATCTGATAAGATATCTGTTTTGAATTTGTTTTTAAAAGCGACAATTTTATATTTAATGCCAATAGGTAGACTTTACAGAGTTGGGTTTAGCCTTATTGGTATGTTTGATATTTTGACTTTAAAAGTAAATATTTCAAATAAAAGGATAGAAACTTTGGTATTTACTATAGCCAGTTTTGCATCAGGATTGATGTTAGCTGTGGCAGGTGGCAGCCCTCTAATTGCTTTAATAACTGGTTTAGTAACAACTGTAATTGTTTTCCGTAAAGAAATTGAATTTGCTTTTACTAGTGCTTTTAATTATTGGAAAGAAGCACCAATGTGGGCAAAAGTTGCATTAGGTGGATTAGTTGCATTAACAGTTGGTCTTATTGCTCTTAAGGCTGGTTTGATTTCAATACCTACTTTAATTATCGGTGCAATCAGTGGTGGTATTACTGCATTAGGCAGTTTGCGTGAACAAATATTTTCTTTTTTTAGAGAAGTATTTAATTCACTTGAAAATTTTTTTCAAAGTTTTTTAGGTGGTTTTTTTGATGGTATTACTTATTACATTGGTTTAGCAATGGTTGGTTTAGGAGTCACTATATCAGCACTTCTAATTGGTGTTTTAGCTAAGTCATTTACTTCAGTAAACCTTGAAAAATTAGCTCAAAAATGTGTCAAAAATCCAATGACTGCTTGCTTTGTTCCCAATGCTAATTTGTTAAAAAAACAATGGGCAAATAATAAAAAAACAATAGAACAAGGAATGTCCTCTTTGGCTCCCCAAGGAATAAATTGTAGTGGTATTGGTAATTGTTCTAGTGATTTAAAAAAAATAGAAAGTAGTTTTAAACGACTTGATAATCAGTTGAACTTGTTAAACCGTACTTTAGGTCATCAAGAAAAAAACATCACTGCTCAATCACAACGTCTTGATTCCTTTACTGATAAATTAAGAAATAGTACCAATCAAACACGGACAGGTTTAGAACAGCAATCTAAAACAGTTAACCAAGAATTACAAAAGATGCGTGGTTACTTAGAAAGAGCAAATAATCAAACCAGAATTTCTTGGGTTGGGATGTTTAAGGCTACCACATCATCAATTCATGGATTTTTTAATAATTTATGGTCTGGAATGGTGAAAGGTTCGCAAAAGGCCGCGCAACAAATTAAAAAATTTATTGCTGATGTTCGTTTTTATGGTTCCGATCCCGATAGAAAGTTAAATGCAACACACAGCTCTATCATAAATAGAGCAAAACAATTAGCTACAGAACGAGGAATACCTATTTATAATGAAGGGCCTGGTAGAAATCGAGGATTGCAATCTGAACAGTTTAAACAATTAAAACAAGAGGCTAAAAAACAAGCTCAGCAAACTAGAAATATTGTACATTCAATTGTTGCTAATGTCCTTGATGCATTTGCTAAATTAGGAACGGGTGCGACAAACACTTTTCGTCAGGCGTCTCAAAGTGCTGCTCAAGTTTGGCAACAAATGCACTCACGTTCTATAACTGTTTTGCAATCGTTACGGCAAAAAGTGAGTGAGTACAGACAAGCTATGGCACGCACCGGGCAACAATTATCCCAACGACTATCTTCTCAACCAGCTACGGATGGAATTAACACAACTAATTTAAATAATGCCACCAGTAGGGCACTGCGTGAGCAAGAGGAGTTGATGAGACGGTTTGGTCAAACTACACAAACTACTTCTCAACAAGCCAGCACTGCTTTTAATAATATAGGCCAAAGAGCTTCATTTAGCGCTGGAATGATTGGGAAAATTGGATTAGCAATGACTGCAGTGACTGGTGTTACTATGTTGTTTTCCAGTTCTGCTAACGCAGCCTCTTTAGAAATAGAGAATTTAGGTAATGCCACCGAGAACACCTCATTAAAATACCGATTGTTTAACGAAGAAACGGGTTATTTTAAAGATGAACTCAATTTATTTAACCAGGCATTGGCTTTTTTAAGTGAGAACATGACTACTGTTACCACGGTTGCGTTTGTTGTGTTAGGAACGGGGCTTCTTGATCTAACTACGTTATTTTCGATTTTATCCAAAACGGTAGCCATTGCAGGGGCTGCGTTTATTGGTTGGGAGATTGGCAAGTTTCTTTATCAATTTGAGGCTGTGCAGGAAGTTGCAATTACCGTAGTTGGCTCATTGGTTGAATTTGGTGAAGAAATTGGCGAAGTTTATGAGAAAGTTTCAGCTATTGACTTTTCTTTGTTGGGTGAATCATTAACCAATTCGATCATGAACGTTTTCTCGGAAGGTTTGCCACAAATCCGATCAAGTTTAAATGATTTTTGGTCGGGCTTGGGTGATGTTTTTGTGTTTCCCGCTGACGCTTTTAATGGTTTGCGTGAGGCTTTAGGTACTGCGATTGGAGAGGCTATTGGGGCAATTTCCCAAGGACGATTCGCAGAGGCCGGTGCCATTATGGTGAATGGATTAATTGAAGGAATCCAAAATATCGGTAGCAGCTTAACCAAAGCCGTTAATGGCCTTTTGAAGATGGCAGTGAGCGCTATTTTGCCTGATAGTTGGGCGGCGGCGGCTAATAGATTAATTGATACTTTGGTTGCTGCCTTGATCGGTGGCAGTGGCGCCATTGTCGATGCTATGCAAGTGGGGATTAGAGCCGCGGGTAGCTATATCTCAAGCGTGTCATGGAGTGGTCTTGGCTTAGATTTGTTAAAAGGATTGATTAGTGTGTTCACCGGTGAGCCAATAATCGCAGTAATTAAAGGCATGATGAACGGGGCTAATGCTTATTTGGCTGGTTTGAATTGGAACACTCACGGTAAATCATTATTGCAAACCTTAGCGATGGGTATTAATGCTGCCGTTGGTTTATTGATTGCAGCAGCTAAAGGTGCAATTCAAGGGGTGATTAACTATTTTTCTAGTCTTGATTTATCCGAGTCGGGACGAAAAATGATAGCCACTATTGGACATGGTATTGCCGACGCAGGCAGAGCTTTAAAACAACAAGCGCTTAATGTTTTTAATGACGTTCGGCAACTTTTGCCTTTCTCAGACGCTCGTGAGGGACCTTTTTCAGAGCTTACTCGTAGTGGCCAGCAAGTTGTTTTAACCATGGCTAAGGGAGTTAAGAAGGGTCAGCCGGTGTTGAAAAAATCAATGGAGGATGCTTTTAATCAAGCGGCTGAAACCATCAAATCTTTGGAAAAAGAATCTGCCACGATAGGTATATCCAGTGAACATTTAAAGCTTTATGAGTTACGCCAAAAAGGAGTAAACAAAGCCACTTTAGAATACATTGGTACTTTGCAGAGCCAGGTCAATTTACAACAAGCTTTGTTTGATGCTACTAAAAAAGTGGGTGAATCTTTGTTGAGTACAGAACAATTAGAAACTAATAAATTGTTAGTACAAGGAATCACGCTTGAACGAGCAAAAGAGATTCGTATGTTACACGCAGTAGCTGACGCCAATAAATTTTTAGCATCTACCCAAGAAGAGTTAAATAATATTGGTAGAACGCCTGAGCAAATTAAATTGATTCAACTTGCCGAGCAAGGAGTATCAGAAGAACTATTAGAGCAAATTAGAATTCAACAAATAGGAATTGCAGTCGCTGAAAAGAAAAAAGATTTATCCCAACAAATTGCTTACGTTAAATTAACTGCTTATGAAAAAGAATTGGAAGCTTTGCGCCATAAAGGAGCGAATGAAGAGCAAATTAATGAAGTCATTGCCTTACGTACTGAGTTAGAACGTAAGAAGAATGAAACTATTTTGCGTAATGCGGACAAAGAATTGGCGTTTTTAAAATTAAGCAAAGCACAACAAAATGAATTCAATATTTTGAAGAAATTTGGGTATGAGTATGCAACTCAAGCACAAAAAGAGGAATTATTACAGAAAAATCAATTAATTAAAGTACAAAAACAGCAAAATAAACTATGGGAAGATACCACCAATACTGCCGGCAATTATTTTGAAAAAATCTTAGAGGGTACTTTGTCAGCCAAAGATGCCTTTACTAGTTTTACTAAAGACATCCGTTCTCAATGGGCAAAAACTTTGTCCGATATGGCCAAAGAACAGTTAACCAATTTAGATTTTGGCAAGATGTTTGGCAGCATTGGGAATATGTTTTCAGGTAAAGGCGGTGGTGGTATTACATCATCTCTTGGTGGTTTATTTAGTAGTGGCAGCGGTGGTATTACCTCGTTGTTAGGTAGTTTTTTTGGAGGCCAAGGTGGAAGCGGTGATTTATTGGGAGGGTTGACCTCATCACTGGGTAATATGATTCCTAGTGTTGAAGGACTTACCGGTGCATTGGGTGGCTTAGGTGGTTCGGCAGGATTAGGCGCTCTCTCTGCGGGTATGTCACTATTATCTGGTGACACCGCGGGGGCAGTGCAAGGAATTGCTTCACTCGTGGGTTCCATCACGCCATTAGGACCTCTAGGGGGGATGCTTGCCTCCACATTTGTATCTATGGCAGGCATAGGTGCGAAGTGGGTGCGAGAGAGCGAGTGGGTTGTTACATCCATTAGAGGAATGACAGCGGAATTTAAAAAAGGATTTCGAGAAACCAAGAAAGGATTTTTTGGGGGTGGGTCTCGGGTTGGTTATGAAGAATTAAATGCAGAAGCTCTTGAAAAATTAAATTCTGCTTGGAGTAAAACGCTTGATATGATTAATCAAGTTGGCGAGGCATTGGGAGTGGCAAATGATGGTTTGTCTAAACAAATGCTAGGCTTTCAATGGTATATATCGGCGATGGAGGAAAAATCAAAAGAATGGATGCAAGAACAAGAAAGGATAATGAATGTTAGTGCAATCAAATATTATTTTGAAAACATGTCGATTGAAGGAATCGATGATGAAGCATCAAAAATGCTAGCTACTCGTTTCCAAGGGGTGTTTGAGCAAGTTTTAACAGGTACTTTTTCGAAAGCGGCCCGCCAAGAAACTTGGGATGGGGTGTTAACCAAATTTGTAACCCAAAATGCCTATGCTCAAGGGCTGCCTACCGAGGTTGCAAACAAGTTATCCGAACGCTTGCAAAGTTTCGTGGATGCCTCGGCAGAACAAATAAAAGATATGCCGCTGGAACAATTGGAAGGGGTATTAAACCAAGAAATTGGCCAAGCGTTTACCGACATCGCAGTTTCTATTCCACCCTCGATCACGGGTGAGTTGGCTCAAGTCTTAACCCAACGAGTATCAGAGGCTGTTAAGTTTGCTGCCGGTGACCTCCAAAGTTCATCTTTTGCGGTAACTCAAGATAAGACTTTTTTTAATACTCTGCGAGAAATGGTGCGAGAATTTGAGGGTAGCGAAGATGAGTTGGTTAAATTAGTAAGTAGTTTAACCAAGCTAAAAGATACTACTCATGAAGCTACATTAAGTACTGATATTTTAACTAAAGATTTTATTACTGCCGCAGGTGGGATTGAAAAAGCCTCTGAAAGTATCGATTTTTTTGGAAAAAATTTTGTGAGCGAGGCTGAGAAACAATCGTATAAATTGAACGATTCCTTAGTGGGCGTTGGGAAAATTTTTACTCAATTGACAGGAAAAATTCCAAAGACTCGCGAAGAATTTGCCAATCTTACCCGTAGCATGACCCAAACTGGACCAGCAGGGTCCACGCTCGCTCGCTCGCTGTTAGAAAATGCACCGGCTTTTGACCAGTACTACAAGATAATTGAAAAATTTACTCAAAGTACCTCGCAAACTTTCCAAACTCTCAATCAAGAAGTGGGGCAAACTTTTGCTCAGTTAGGGTTGACTGTACCATCCACACGAGCAGAATTTGCCAACTTAATTACCGGTTTGGATGTGACCACAGAATCTGGGCAAAAACTTATGATGGCGTTGACCGAAGTTGCGCCGGCTGTTAATAGTTTATTTACCGCGTTGGAAAGCGTCTTTTCAATTGATGCCAAGATGCTAGGGCAAAACTTAATGGATGCTATTTTCTCTGCGACTTCGGCTGAAGAAGCCGGATTAATGATGGCTAATCGGTTTGCTGAGGAATTTCATAAGCAAATGATTGGCACTGTGATGAATAGTGTTTCCCAAATGATTTTTGATGGGGTTGTGTCGCCATTTTTAACTTCGTCTGCCCAAACGGCGATGAATATTACCCAAGCGGGGACGGTGAGCGCAACAATGATGACCGAGGGAAGTATTGCCAGCGCGACCAATGTGGTGCAGGGGGGAACCGTGGCTGGCACTAACATAGGTACCGGTGGGGAAATTGCCTCAAATAGTTTGGTGATTGGAGCGACTACCACAGCAGAGGCTTTATCTGATTTAGTCCAAAGAATCAGCGATAAAATGGAATTGATGGTCCAAGTATTCAATCAAATGAAAGAACAAGGGACGATGGATAGAATTAAAGAGGCAATGATGGATATTGGCGGGATTGCCTTTGAAACTGTCCAAAATACCCCAGCGGCTCAATTTCAAAAATCCTTAACCCAGCCGGTTATTGAAACTAAAATCGCTGACTCGGCACTGGCCAGTACAGATGTGGTACCTAGTGTTAAAGCGTTGGTTCCAACGGTACAAAATGTTGCAGAAGCCGCTGATAATATGACAGAGTCCATGAATCAAGTTGTTTCTCCGGTTAACCAGGTAACGCAATCAGTCGAAAAAACTATACCGCCGCTAGAAACCTCTATGGAAGCCACTTATGAAGTTAATAGTGCTCGGCAACAATTCATTCAAACCCAACAAGAGGAAATTGCCAATCTTGCCGAACAAGCGAAACAAAGAGAAGCATTTAATGCGGATATTGCGCGTCAAATTACGGAGTTTAATTTGGGTGGTTTGGATCTCGAACTATTTAAATTACAACAAGAATTAGAAAATACTAAACAAGCAGCGATTGAATCACATGTTGGCGTGGCAGGGTTAGCCAAAGTTGAGGAGTTATACAATTTGCGCCGGCAAAAAATGATCGATGATTTTAATGCGGAGGAGTTAACCAAACTACGCGAATTTAATACTGAAATCCAAACTCAAATAGATGAGATTAGTTTGTCTGGATTAGATTTAGAACTTTATCAATTGCAAAAAGAATTTGATAACACCAAACAAAGAGCCATCGAAGCCGGGGCTGGATTATCTCAGGTAGAAGAATTATTTGGTATTAAACGCCAGCAAATCATTAAGCAATACCATGAAGAGGAAAAACAAGCTCTCGTTGATTTCCAACAAGCAGTGGCTCAATTAAATTCTGGGCTTGACGAAACGCAATATACTTTATCGCAGTTGGCTAAACAATATCCTTTGATTGCTGATTATATTCAAGAATCTGGGGTATCTTATGAAGGATTGGTTGCTAAAATTTCTCAACTTAATAATGAGCAATTAAGTGAACTTGCTAATTTATTTGGAGTTAATATTGAAAAATTTACTACTGATATGCAACAGGGCCTCACTTTACTCAGTGAAAAAACAGAAGCTGAAAGAGCCAGATATAACGAAGAAAAACAAATTATCGGTGAATTTAGAATTGAAATTAATAAACTAAACTCAGGATTATCTGATTCTCAATATGCTCTCAATCAATTGGTTGCTAAATATCCTGACATAACTCAAGCCGTTAATAAAATGGGATTATCTTATGAAGATATTATTGCGGGAATGTCTCAAATGACCGATGAAAAAATGCGTGAAATGGCCAATGTAAGAGGAATTGAGATAAATGAGTTTGTCACTGATATTAAATCAGCAATTGGTTTGTTAGGAGAACTGGCAGAACAAGAAAAAGCACATAAACAAGCGATGTTAGGCTTACAAACCCACGCGACTGAATCGGTATTAAAACTCAATACAACTTTATCTGACTCAGAATTAGCACTTAGTGAGTTAACTAAAAAGTATCCAGCTTTAAATGAAGCATTAAAACAGGCTGGTGGTAATTATGAGGCAGTTATTAAACAAATTAGCAGTTTGGATGAAGGGCGTATGCGAACAATTGCTAAGGATAGTCATGTTTCAATTGATACTTTTGTTGATGATGCTACCAAAACAATTGATTTGTTAAGTTCATTAGCTGAAGAACAAGCTAACAAACAACTGGAGTTAGCCGAACAAGATAAAGCACAAAAAGAAGCAGTTATCGGTGTACAAACTCATGTAACTAATTCAATTTCAAAATTGAATACCAGTTTATCTGATACAGGATTTGAACTGAGTAAATTCACTGATAAGTATTCAGTATTAGATGATGCTTTAAAAAAGAGTGGTAATAACTATGAAAAGGTCATCAATCAAATTGGTCAGTTAGATCAAAAACAGATACAAACAATTGCTAAAAGTGCTAATGTATCTGTTGATACTGTTATTGATGATGCCACTCATATAGTTGATTTGTTAGGTTCATTAATGAGTGAGGAAAAAGAGGTTAAACAACAACAGTTAGAACAAACTAAAGCGATTCGAGAACAAGCAATTGGATTTACCAAAGAAATGGATAAATTCGCTTCTCCATTATCGGAAGCTGAGTATCAGATTCAATCTTTAACTGATGACTTTCCTGGGTTAGTTAATGAGTTAAAAGGATTGGGTAGTACTAGCACTAGTATTGCAGCTAAGATGTCTCAAATGAAACCTGACAAACTGATTAGTTTGTCCGAGCAGTTTGGATTATCTATGGATGACCTTAAAACTTATTCAACCAGTTATATCAATTCACTTGGAACAATTGAATCTGAAAAGCGTGAGCAATTAAAAGCGAGTCAACAAGCTGCTAAGGAAGCGGCGGAAAAGACAGCACAGATTGCTAAAGAAAATGCAGATAAAATGGCTGAGATTGCTCGTGAACGAGAAGAGTCTATTAAAAACAGTATTGATGGTTTGTTTGACAGTTTTGAAAAATTACAATCAGGTTTAGAAAGTACTCGTGAAAAACTGATAGAAGCTATTTATAGCTTTGAAACACCAGGACAAACTGCTAACAGACGATTAACTGACATTAACTCATTACAGCAGACTATTAATGTTATACCTGATATCAACAGTCCAGACAGTTTGCAAACTGTAATTGATAATATTAATCAGTTACAACCGTTATTAGTTGAGGAAAGTAAATATCAAATTGACTTAATTAATCAAAGAAAAGATGCGGCTAAACAAGCGTTTGATGGTGAAAAAACACGGATAACCGAACTACATAAATCTATTGAGTCAGTCAACCAATCTATTGAGAGTGATGTGTTTAATATTGATAAAACACTTGGAAAAACTATGAGTGCAACCGAACAGCTAACTGTTTTGACTGATAAATTTTATCAAACAACTGATTGGCATGCGCAAATTGAAATGGCTGAACAGTTGAAACAGACTGTCAACAGTGCATTAGAGGAAACAATCACTCGGATTGAAGCTGACCAAAAGACACAGATAGAGGCATTAAAAACTGATAATGAGGCTCGGATTGAACAGATTAAAAAGTTAGGTGATGCCAGAGTTGAAAATTTAAAAACTGAACAACAAACCATTAAAAATTTAAGAGCTGAGATTACCAAAGTACAGGATAGTATTAACAGTTTTAGTTCTACATTGCGTTCTGATATGGCTAAATTAGCTAAGGATATGAACTTACCCGGCACCAGTGTGAATGAACAATTAGCCGAAATGCGTTCATTGTTTTCCGATAATAGTTTGGTTGCCTCTGAAGATAATATTAACAAATTAACTCAATACAAAGATTTAATTTTAAGTCATTTAGATGAGCAAATCTCACGGGAAAACGAACGGTTTGATGTGGTTAAGAAAAACCAACAAGAGCAAATTGAATTTCAAAAAAATACATTGGAATTTGCTAAAGAACTATCAAAGTGGGGGGATAATTTAAAGTTATCTGATTTATCAACTTATACTAACAAGGAACGCCTGGACGAGGCACGTTTGCAATATGAAACGGCTTTAAAGGCAGCACCTTATGATAAGGAGGCCCAAGCTAATTTAACTAAATTTGCAGATACTTACTTGAGTGAAGCACAAAAATGGGGAATGGGTTATCAGGATACTTTTGACACTGTCCAACAACAAATAGCAGGTTTAGCAGTTAAAGTTTCCGAACAATCACAACGTAATTTGAATTCAATTCCATTAGACCAAACTTTGACCGCCAATAATGTGAATGGTATTCGCGCCTTGCAAGAACAAGCAATGGCAGAATTAAAACGAGTTGATGTGATTTTAAATCAAATAGGGTCTCAAGTTGATGAGCGTTTAGCGGCACCAGAGGCAACTCCATTACCTGACGATCAATTTGACCGGTTGCTTGCTCAACAACAAGCAGAAACCGAACGTTTAGTGGCAGAGCAAAACGCCAGAATGCAAGTTGAAGAAACTAGAATTCAACAACTAGTTAACCTACAAATTAGTGCGGCTAGAGAGTTGGCTGGGCAAAATTTATTAGAATTAAAAGGCTCATTGTTAGCCATTGATGGAAAATTACAAACTGGTTTGGAGCAAGAATTTAATGACACTGAATTTGCCAAACAAATTACGGCTATTGAAAATGAAACGGTTAATCAACTACAAATCTTAGCTGATAAAACTACATCGTTGGAAAATTCATTAACTGCTTCTTTAATCTATAATGTAGATAATTTAGCTTTGACTATTGGAGAAAACTTACGTAATGAAGTGGGTGTTAAACTCAGCGAGTTAATTGGGGCTACTCATAATGTGGCTAGTATTATGGGTAATATTCGTCCACAGATAGTGGTGAACACTATTAAAATATCAAACGATAAACCGGATGAAGATAATGAAGAAAAAAATAATGATACATTATCAAGTGCTTCCTATGATATAGGAACAAGTTATGTTCCAAATGATATGTCTGCTAATGTACATAAAGGCGAAATTATTATTGCCCGTCCAGCTGCGGACATTTTACGTCAATATGGTATTGAAGTTAAGACTGCCAATAAGAGAAAAGATGACCAAATTAACAATGAAAAGCTCGATAAGATTGTTGAATTATTGGCTAAATTATTAGAGATTTTAACAACACAAACACAACAGGACCAGAAACAAAGACAAGAGATACAACAATTAATGGTTGAAATGAGTGAAGAAATCCCTCGACCTATTGTTAATCAACTCACCAAAAATTTACAAAAGAGAAAATAAAAATGAGTCGCAGTACCTTTAAAAAAAATATATTAAACAACATAGATATAATGGCTATTAGTATAGTTATAGTTATGCTTTTGATGGGAATCATGTTAGTTGTAATAGAAATAAGGGGAATATACTGGGAAAACCGGTATAAGGAATTAAATAAAAAACATTTGGAGTTTGTAAAAGAGTGTAGTGAAAAAATAAAGACAATTGAAAATGCCTTTGAAAAGCACCAAATTGCGTTGGTGAAAAAAGAACAATGAATTACGACAAATTCTTATATGAAACAATTGGGTCATTAGCTAACGGTCCAGATGGTGATGAAGATTTGAGTATATTGCCACCGGTTGATGACCTATTCAAAAAACTTGGAAAATTTGATGAGGTTTGGGAAAAGATAATTAGGGAACCCAAGGTACTCTCATTGATAGAGGTGGCTTATACCCAAGTATGTAATATTGAATATAGATTGCCTGACCATAATAGTGCAGAATTATCTGGAATGGATAAAGAAGCAGCGGATTTCACTGCTAAATATTTGAAAAAATATAAAATGCATTTTATCGAATTGATTTGGGGTTTTTATTCTACTAAGTACAGTGGATGTAAAGTTCAAGAAATAGTCTATCAAGATGTAAAATGGGATGGAAAAAATCATATTATTCCGGCAAAAATAGTAGAAATTTCACCTCAACGGATTGTTTTTGACACACAATTTAATCCTAGAATTTTAACTAAAAAACAGCCTGAAATAGGCGAGTTATTAAGTGATTATCCCTATAAATTTATTATTACCACCCATTTAAGTAATAATTTACGTCCTTATGGCGTTTCTATATTTTCCAGTTTATATTGGATTATTGTATTAAAATACAATGGATTAAAAGCTTTAGCGAAGCTAGTCGAGGCATTTAGTAAACCATGGGTTATTGCTAAATATCGAGAGGGTACTAACGATACATTACAAAAGAAGTTGAGAGATGAATTAACTAAAATGGTAGATAATAGTATCGCTGTTATCCCTAACGGGGCTGAAATAGAATTTAGAGAAGCTAAAAATAATGGGCAATTGTCGCTAGAAGAGATTCGTTATCTTGATAATGCTATTTCCGTGTTATTAAATCGGGAATCATTAATATCTAATTTCCAAGAAGGTTCTTTTGCGGCTGTTGAAGGTCATTTGACAAGTAGTCAAGAATTTATTTTGCATTCAATATTAATGCATAACCCTCATGCGAATATATTTTTGGAAAATATAGTTGCTTTAAATTATCCTGGTGCAAATGCACCCCAAAACCTTTTTATCCTAGAAGATAAACCAAATAAGGAATGGGCAGACTTCTTCACCACAACTAAATCGCTTATTGGCAAGACCACACCCATATCGTTTGTTCATGAAAAAACTGGAGTACCAATGGCGAAAGAAGGGGAAGCCACTTTGGTTGATAACCGGATTCCAAATGAAACAAATGAATCACTCATTGGCAAAAAAAATGATCACGAACCTATGAATTCTGATGGCGTCAATGGAATAGGTGAGAAACAAATTCTCACGCAAAAAACGCAAAAATCGTTTAGTGCAAACCCTGATAAAAATCTTCTAATTTCGGCTGATTCCTTAGAGCAATTGGCATTTAAGGGTGGTCAAGAGGCGGAATCGTTATTACCGTTGGGTGAAATTGCAGAAGTTTTGGATGATGTTACCAATTTAGAAGAGTTTCAAGGAAACTTGGCAAAACTTTATCAGCAATTGGATAAAAAAAAACTAATTAAAAAACTTGAACAAGGCTTATTGATTGGGGGACTGGTTGGAATTTGGGAAATGAAACAACCGGTGGATAATTTCAATTTTAACACTCAAATTACCTTGAATGAGTTACCGTTTGATGAAGCTGTGGATTATTTACAACAGAAAATTAAGATACCTACGCAAAAATGGAATGATTTACAGGCCCAGCAACATGGTTGGGCTTTTGTAGTAGCTGGAGTTACCCAAACAGAATTATTGAATGATTTACACGTTGCTACTTTAAAAGCCCTAAAAAATGGGGAAACCATCCAAGATTTTCGGAAAAATTTTGATCAGATTGTGGCCAAACATGGCTGGGGGTACAAGGGAGAACGTGGATGGCGTACCAATGTTATTTTTGACACCCAAATGTCTACGGCAAGGGCAGCGGGTCATTGGGACCATATTATGGAAAATGTGGAAACCCGACCCTATTTGCGTTATGTGACAGTGGGTGATAATAGGGTGCGCCCCAATCATCGCATGTTATCTGGCACAACTAGGCCGGTTAAAGATGCTTTTTGGGATTTCCATTCCCCACCATTGGGTTATCGGTGTCGTTGTAAAGTGATCAGCCTTGATGGCGAGCAAATGACCCGCCAAAGATTTCGAGTAACTCCTCAAACTGAAATTAGAAAAACACTAAATAATATTGGTTATCGTATTGTTATTGACCCTGTTACAGGTCAAAAGAAGCAATTAAACAAAGCAATCACCCCAGGGTTTGATTATAAACCCGGAGCGAGCGTGCAAAAGGAACGGATGATTCAACAAACACAATGGAAATTGCCTCCTGAGTTGAAAAAGCAATTGCTTGATGAATTAAAAACCGCTTAATCAATGCAAACTTTACTCCGAGCGAGTGTGTAATTTATGTCGCAACCCTTACGCTACGACTCCCATCGAGTACAACCAAACCCAAATCCTTTAATTTTTCCACAATTGTTCCTAGTTTTCCACCACCAAGCCCACATGAAAAACCTTGGTTAACAAGATACTCTTGGATTTTATGCTGGGGTAATTTACCGGTTAACTCACCGCTTTCGATAGCTTTTTTGATGGCATCAACCATTAACGGTTTTAATTTATTGAAATTGTCAGGTTCCATCGGTGAGGAAAATTTTGTTTTTTCTTCTTGTTGTGTTTTAGGCTTATCTTGTGTGAGAGCGAACGAGTCTGATTGTTCACTTTGTAAAACTGCACCGTTTGGGGTGATATAAATTACCTCCTCCTGTTGAAGAGGAGTTTGAGTGCCAAATCTTGCAATTGCAATGGCTATGTTTTTAGAATCAGAAACATACATTGAAATTTTCAATGTAAATCCTAATAATTCCAATAAAATTGCTATTCCTAATGATATATAAAACATGTGAAAAAAGGGTTTTTTATTCAGCAAATCTCGTTTACGTTGAATAATTTTTTCGTTAATTTCACCCTTTTTTGCTTGTAAATTAGCAATTAATGCTTGCTTTGCGGCACCACTTTTGGCTAAGTTTATTGCTTTTTTTAAAGATAAGTACTCTGCGCAATGTTTTTTGTTATAATAGCCTTTATTTGGGTTTTCACATTCCCCAATAATGTAATCCCCAATTAAGACCTCTTGTCCCTGTGAGTTTTTTGTTTTTTTGAGTTTAAACGTCTCAAATGCATCTCTGGCAGCATTAACTTCAAGAGTATTTGTACCATTAGATGTAATGAGCAGGCCATCAATTCTAGCTTGAATATCATCTCGTTGCTGAATTAATTCTTGAATGATTGGTTCATTCTCGATATTTGCTATATGTGCTTGATTATTTTGGAGATGCCAAAAGGAGGCAGTGATAGCAATACTAAGTATTGTTAAAACTAAAAATAAAACGATATTAGCCCACGCTAATATGTATATTTTGACAATCCAATAAAAGATGGCATATTTTAATGCGAAATAAATTTTCGTTATATCAAATAATAAAAAAATAATACCCCCTAAAATATTCCAAATTATCCATTCCGATGTCCACATTTCAGTGCCATATCGAAAATTTAATAACATTGGAATGGCTATAGCTACTGTTGTAACCAATATAGCAAGAAATTTTCCCTTTCGATCAGAAAGAGGTATTTTTACCGATTGCGCACCGTCATTTAAAATAGTAGTAGATATCATGGTCATAATCCCTAACAACGTCCAGGATGACTGGACGTTAATTTGGTGCTGTTTAATCAGGATTAAGATTTTCTATCAAACGACCATTCGCCACATCTATCAATATGATAGAACAATATTTCCCATGATTGTGGATATCCCAGTGTAGGTCATTGTTGTTTTTCAACATGGCCTTAACGGTATTATCCATCACAGTAAACACATCTCCATCAGAGTTAATTGCCAAAAAATTTTTTGACGGTTGATAATCGTCAGGTATTGGCGCAAATATACATTCTAAAGGTTCAAGAGGGGTTGTCTCTAATTCAGGTTGTTTTTCTAACATGGTCAACCTCCTATTAAGGATTGTTGAACCAATTGATGACGCAGTTTGCCAAACCGTTTGTCATTTTCAAATGACTTTTTTATCCAAAAACTATTTAAAACAGTTGTTGGGTAAAATAAATCCAAAAACTGTTTTTGAGTCATTCCTTGGCTCAATCGAATCCAAACCTCTTCCAGGTGATTTTGCCGGGAGAACGTGTGGCATTCTTTTATGTGGTGTTTTTTCTCCGGTTTTATGGCTTTTAAAACGGACATTTTCTCCTTTAAAATGGCGTGCCAAAATATTCCGTGTCTTTGAGCCTGTTGTGTTTCGCGGCGCTCTTGTGCTGGTGTTTTAACCATTGACTTAATCTCCTTATAAGATTAGGGTTAGTGAAGAGACTTACAACTAACTACTTGTTAGTTGTAAGCTATTTTTTTATTACCAGGGTATGTTGTTGTCGGGGTTTTCACCGACTATGTCGTCGACATTATCATCAAAAAATTTTTGGACCATACCATCTAGCAAATCCTCCAAGTTGGTATGAACTTCATCCTCATACTTCAAATCAAGAAACGCTTCTTTTAGGTTCCAATCGTCCTCCCCCTCATCTATGTAAGCGGGGACGATAATTTTGTAAGACACTCCCGGCTGCGTATTGGGATGATTTTTTGAAATCAAAAAGAGATAGTTCACCTGAATCGCGTATACGATTCCCCAGACTATCCGGTTTTCATCCATGACAAAAACATGGGAGCCTAGTGGGTATTTCGGCTGTTGTTTTTGTTCAGCGTACCCTTGATGTACGCTGAACTCGAGGAAAGTTTGGGCTGCTTCTTTCGAGCCAAATATTTTATATTCAGGTATAAAAAATTCCCACTCTCGACCCCCTTGCTCTCCTAGCTCATATAATTTGTATATGAGCATTGGTTTTCCTGCACCTACTTCCGTAGGTGGCTCATCATGCTCGCACATGAATCCATCCTTTTCGTATTTGTACTTGACCCCTGTTATGGCCCCTTGACAAATGGTCGAGTTACGAATAAAGTAAACCACTTCGTTTATTTCGTGTTTCTGTTTCATATAACATCTCCTTCTCCTGGTTTAGAGAGATTTTGATTATCAATCAAATCCATTTACTTGATTTTTTTATAAAAATTGCCTAACGTTTTGGTTTAAAGAAACCTGTCCTTTTCCCCAGCTCATAGCTAGGAACCTCGTTCTTCTCAAATTCATCCAGCACCATGCTGAATTTTGATGGGGCTATGACCCCTCTTTTTATTGCCAAATAAACTAATAAAAATGATTTTCAATGTAAATTCATTTGTAAAATACAACTATATCAAGATTGGTGCCAAAAAAGGTGGAGCCTTTTAAATCAATAGCTTTGGCTAAATCGCGATTTATTTAATGCTGGTTTTTATGAACAACTGACATAAAATACCATGATTTATTGTCATAGTTAACCAAAAGCATATACACATTTGGTATCCAGCTATGACTTAATGTCATACTGTAGGCAAAAAAAAAGGTGGTACCCCATGATGGGTACCACCTCGTGATTAACCGGTTAAGAGAAATTTCCAAAGCTCAACTCTCTCACTTTTGTCCATTTGATTATTTTCTAATGAACTTTCCAAGCAAGTTAAGAGTGTTTTGTGTGATATTGGCGGTAATCTACCATAGATTATGCGTGGTACCACGCTCTCCACCATAGCACGTGTATCCGTGCTTTTACTGTTAATCAACAGTAAAAGATAACCTATAAATACATGATACTAATACTTAGCTTGCTCATCATGCGGATGATGAGCGTTAATTGGAATAAAAATTTTCCACTGATAAAAAGCGGCTTAATCCAATACCCGATACGAAGAGGTCTTTCCTCTTCCAACAAATGGGGGCATAACTGTTCACCTAAGAAACTGACATTTCAAATCCAAATTCATATTAAATATTGTGGTTCCTCGCATAAACGTACCATTCTAGCATTGGAACCAAAAAGATTTTTACAGTTGTTTAAAAGCCCTTATCCAATTTAATGGGCGTTTTTGACCTAAATTGTTCTGCAATTCTTCTAAAGAATTATAAGGACCATGATCACGAATTTTTTTGGCTATTTTGGGGCCAATTCCAACTATTGAAGTCAAATCAGAAGTTTTCTTATTAACAAACTTT